TAAAGTACGGCGCTCATCTGACCCTTGACTCCAGGGAGGTATATCCTTGGGCAATGCAAGCGGTAGAAGACGTTCTGTATGGTACGGATACCGAGTCCCCTCGCCTACCAAGCCCTAGTGAGCTACTAGCACTATTCATCGATAATGCTCTGCTCAAGATCACGGACAATGGTGATGGTACATGGACCGCTGAAGGCCCAGACTCCATCATATCTATGCTGGATTCTACTAAGTTCCAGATTGATTGGCCTTCAGCCGTCATGATCGACGCCGTATCATACAAAATCAGCTCACTATAGGAAAGGAGACTAGATGCTTATCACCGGCTTTACAGCTGATCGAATGTTGGAAATCGAAAATGGTACCGTAGTTGATGGCGACATCGATAGTACAGGCCACCTGATGCTCGTGCGTAAGGATGGCACAAAGATCGATGCGGGTTATTTCGGATTCTCGGCACAAACTATGCCTGGACCTACCGACTTCAATACCATAACTCAACCTGGTTCTTACGTATTTCTTGTAAGCACCGATGTGGCTGCCAGTGCCAATGCTCCTATTGCTGACGCATTTGGGTTCACTCCAGGTAAATCTGGAATCCTGCTCGTTGAGGGTAACAGCAACTGGATCAGGCAGACCTGGACCAACTACAACAATGCTCAGGATACACTTGTCCGAGTAAAAACCAACAACTGGTATGCATGGGCTCCGGCAAATAAAGCTGCAACCCAGACATCTCAGGGTCTCATCGAGATTGCTACCAATACCGAAGTTGCAACAGGTACCGATGCAACTCGTGCAGTAACGCCCGCCGGTCTAGCCTCCATGAACTATGCAGTGAATAATGCTGGGTACGATTATTTGCAAACGGTAATGTTCACATCCAGTGGTACCTTCACGAAGGCTTCATATCCGGGACTCAAAGCTGTCCGAGTCAAGGTTGTCGGTGGGGGAGGTGCTGGGGGTACTTCGCAAGCAGCAGCTGCTGGTAACCACTCAGGCTCTGGCGGCGGCGGTGGTGGTGGCTATGCTGAAAAGCTCATAACTGCTGCATCTCTGGCTACCTCTGAAACGGTCACTGTTGGTGCTGGAGGTAACAATACCTCTGGTACAACTGGTTATAGTGGTGGAACCTCCTCTTTCGGAACTAAGGCTGTAGCTACAGGTGGCGGCGGTGGAGAGACCGGCGATAACACACCGCTCATGATCGTGGGTGTTGGCGGTAACGGCGGTATTGGCACTACTGGTGACATTCTCGCAGCAGGTGGGGCTGGAGGTAATGGAGGTGGCTATGCCACACTAGGCCATGGAGGGCCTGGTGGATCCTCAGCCTTAGGTGGTGGTGGACAAGCGGTCTATTCCGGAAGTGGTGCTGGTCGAACTGCTGGAAACTCCGGAAGGGCCTATGGAGGTGGTGGTAGTGGTTCACAAACTAACGCTAGTTCCACAAGTGCCATTTCTGGTGGCGTCGGTGCACCCGGCGTAGTTATCGTGGAGGTGTACATTTAATGGCTATTCACACTTATGCCGTTCTTGATGGTGAAGATGTAACGAACATCATTCTTTGGGATTCTGAAGATGAGTATGAGGCACCTGAAGGCTTGACGGTCATTCTTGCCCCAGAAGATGTGTCGATTGGTTGGAAACGATCGCTTGATGAGTGGATCGCACCAGTCATGCCTGAGCCTGAACCTCAGCCAACTGAAGATCCGGCTGTAACCGAAGCGAAGTTCGAAGCTCTCCGTCAGTTGACCTCTCTCGGAATCACCGAACCGGTAGCCCGCACTATTGTCGGTCTACCTCCAGCGTAACATTCAAAATAGGAGTAATTGATGCCAAAGATCTCCTTCAGTTCGAAGGGTTCATTCTCTAAAACTGAAAACTTTCTGACCAAAATGTCCCGAGGGGATATCTTCCAGATGCTTGATGGATACGGTCAGGAAGGTGTGGCGGCTTTGGCAGCAGCAACGCCTAGAGATTCAGGTGGTACGGCTGGTGCTTGGGGATACAAGGTCTCCCGAGGTATCAGTCGTACCACTATTGAGTGGACAAACTCTCACATCGTTAACGGCGTTCCTATTGCCGTTATCCTGCAATACGGACATGGTACTGGTACTGGTGGCTATGTGCAGGGTCGGGATTACATCAACCCCGCAATCAAACCAGTATTCGACAAAATTGCAGATAGAGCTTGGAAGGCGGTGACTTCTGCATGAGCAGCATTGATGAACGCGTAGTTCAAATGAAGTTCGACAACGCCCAGTTCTCAAAGGGAGTTGCCGACACTCGTGGCGCTTTGGATAGGCTCAAGCAGGGTCTTAACCTTGATGCGTCAACTAAGAGCCTTCAGAATTTGGATGCCGCAGGTAAGAAGTTCTCTCTTGAGGGTATCGCTAAGGGTGTTTCAGACCTCGGACAGAAGTTTACCGCTCTCAGCGTTATCGGCATCACAGCGCTGACCAACATCGCTAACAAAGCAGTGAATGCAGGTCTTGCGTTTGCTGATTCATTCACAATGGCGCCGATTAGAGATGGCTTCAATGAGTATGAAGAGAAGATGGGTTCTATCCAGACTATTCTGGCTAACACCGCTAAGGATGGGACGAACCTCAAACAGGTTAGTGCTGCTCTTGGTGAGTTGAACACCTACTCTGACAAGACCATCTACAACTTCGGTGACATGACTCGAAATATCGGCATGTTCACCAACGCCGGCATCAACCTTAAAGACTCGGTTGCTATGATTAAGGGCTTCTCCAATGAAGCCGCTATGTCAGGCACCAATGCTCAGCAAGCTGCCGGTGCGGCATATCAGTTGTCCCAGGCAATGTCTAAGGGCAAAGTTACTCTTGAGGACTGGCGGTCTCTGACCAACGCCTCTATGGGTAACGCTAACATGAAGCAGGGCCTTACCGATATTGCTAAGGCAATGGGTACGCTTGATAAAGCTGGTGTGAGTGCTGCCTCTGTGCAAAAGGACTTCAACGGTACCCTTGAAAAGGGCTGGTTGACCTCCGATGTCATGACCAAATATCTGAAGATTCAAGCCGGTGAGATGTCGGCTAGTCAGATGAAGCAAATGGGTCTCAATGATGCTCAGATCAAGAACTTCCAGAAAATGCAGAAAATTGCAGAAGAGTCGGCCACTAAGGTCCGAACTTGGACGCAGCTTGTTGGTACACTGAGGGAATCTGTTGGTTCTTCTTGGGCAACCACTGCGGAAATTCTTCTTGGTGACTTTGACTCAGCCACCGATCTATTCACCAACATCAACAACAAACTTGGTGGAATGCTCGGTAAGATCGGTGATGCTCGCAACAAGCTTCTCCAGGGATGGTCTGATGGTGGCGGTCGAAAGATGCTCCTTGATGGTCTTTCCGGAGCCTTCGACAGTCTCATGTCCGTTATGGGTGCTGTTGGTGCAGCTTGGAAGGAAACCTTCCCACCGGTCACCGTCGACACTCTTATTCAGCTAACTCGAAAGTTCAAAGAGTTCCTCGATAGCTTGAAGCCGAGTGCAGCAACTTTGGGGCAGATTAAGACCGTATTCAAGGGCGTCTTCGCTATCTTGGATATTGGTTGGATCACGATCCAGCGTCTGTGGGGCGTATTCCAGCGTCTCTTCAAGGGGATGGATGGTGCAGGTAGTGGAGTTCTTGGACTCGCCGCTAGGTTTGCTGAACTGATCATCAAGTTCCGCGATTTCTATCGTGACAGCGAGAAGGTTCACAACTTCTTCGTTGGGCTATCACCCATTCTCAAGCTCCCCGGCCAGGCTATTAACTGGCTGATCGGAATGATCACTAAACTCTGGGACAAGCTGGCATCATTCGATTTCAGCAAGTTCAAAGTAGATCTTAGTGGGTTTACTGGAGCATGGAACCAGCTCAAAACCAGCCTCGATAAGTTGAAGCCTACGGGCGACATGATGGCAAATATATGGAATGGCATTGTAGTAATCTTCAAGAAGGCTTTGGACCTTGGCTCTAAGCTCGTCCAGAAACTTGCTGAGGGCTTCGGCAATGTCGGTAAGGCAATGGAAAGCGCTGCCAAGGGCGTTGATTTCAACACTATCCTTGGGATGCTCGGCGTTGGAGCTCTTGGTGGCATATTTGTGACTGTCAAGAAGTTCTTCAAGAACATCAAGGGTGTTATTGACGACTTCGGAAACAAGGATGATAGTCCTGGCATTCTCGACACCATCAAGGAAGCTTTTGGTGGGCTCACAG